CACGTAATGACATCACTGGTGATGCTATTCAAACAAAAGTAGCATCAAAAGAATATCTTGATAATTACGATTTAATTTTTAGGAAAAATAACGTGACGCCAAAAGTAGAAAATATGAAAAAAGGCACTTGCGGATGTGGACGCTCGCCAACCGGAGATTGTATTGGTTGGCACGGACTTTCCGAAGATGCTTATAAAAAAAGCATTAGAAGAATATCGTATCAAAGAAGTTTCGGCTCTAATTGCCGAAGAAACACTTCAAGCGACCGATAAGTAATACGTTGGGGGATTAGCTCAGCTGGGAGAGCAGTAGCTTTGCAAGCTAAAGGTCATCGGTTCGATCCCGTTATCCTCCACCAATGAGATATATATTATACGCTGGTTTAGCTCAGCCGGTAGAGCAACTGCCTTGTAAGCAGTAGGTCGTCAGTTCGAATCCGACAACCAGCACCAAATATGGCCAGGTGGCAGAGCGACTTATGCGCTAGATTGCAAATCTGGATTAGGTAGGTGGAAATCCTACCCTGGCCTCCAGTTTTACCAAAAAGGCTTGACATAGGCCTTTTTTTATCGTATACTAGTTTTGTTGTGTAGAAATACACAACCGGTGAGGTGAAAGGTAGATGAGGATAGACAAGCGTTTAGGACTTTTTATCCTGAACATCCAATTATGGCAAACGTCTTGAAAACGTTTCGTGCTTGAGTGACCCGATATCCACTATACCTGTTTGTTGCTGATCGGAAATATTCAGGCCTCTGTCGCCTGTCTATTGCACGTTGTCAAAGGGTGGATTTTTGAAACCCTGTTTGTCAATTGTCCGGTCTATTACTTGACCTTTTACCAACCCGTTATTTTTAAAAAGAGAGACACAAATGAACATTACACTACGCAAAGCAAATGCAATTCAAAACAACATCAACGATGTAGTTAAAAGCATCAAGATTGAAACATCTATCAACATCAACGAATTCCAGGATGTTGAAGCAGAAATTAAAAAAGCCAACAACGAGTTGTTTTATGCAGATGCACGTCGTCAAAAACTAACTCTGGCTTTGTACAACATTCGTGGTTTGGTAGCTCAGGCTAACGCAAGTTCCGGTATCGACCTTGCTTTGACAAAGGCAGCGTTTATTGACAAGCGTATTGCTCAGTTAGAAACTCTAGCTCAACTTGATGAGCACACTTCTGTAGAAGTTTTAAAAGGTAAACTTCGCAAAATTGCAGAAGACAAAGGAGATAATCGTCGTAGCATTTACGGTTACAACGATCATGTCACTACAACCGTAGTGTCTAAAGAACAAGTGAATCAAGCTAAGAGTGAGATTCAAACTCTTAAAAAGCAAAAGCAAAAACTCAACGACGAAGTTCTTGAGTTAAACATTAAGACAGAAATTCCTTTGAGTGAGGATGTTGTTGAAACATTGCAAGCAGAAGGCATTATCTAAGATCTATCGCGGGATGGAGAAGGGGTATCTCGAGAGTCTCATAAGCTCTAGTCCTTGGTTCGATTCCAGGTCCCGCAACCAATAACGGTGTGTAGCTCAGCCTGGTAGAGCTCCTGGTTTGGGACCAGGTGGTCGCATGTTCGAATCGTGTCACACCGACCAATCATGGAAGATTAGCTCAGCGGTAGAGCAACGCCCTTACAAGGCGAAGGTCAAAAGTTCGATCCTTTTATCTTCCACCATTTATGGAGAGTTGGCCGAGTTGGTCGAAGGCACCTTCCTGCTAAGAAGGCATCGGGGCTAAAACTCTGATCATTGGTTCGAATCCAATACTCTCCGCCAAGTGTTAAAACAAGGATATATAAACATATGTTAAAACCCACAGCAAACTATAGAATGACTAAACAGACTAAAAGAACTTTAGCACTGTCTAGATTTGATAGTCAAGACCAAAGAAATGCTTGGAAACGATCTATGATCCAAGCAGAGCTAGCAGCCCTCATTCAACCAAAACGTGAAAGAGGCCGTAGAGAAGAAAACAAAGAATAATGGAAAAAATAATTTGGCCTTTGTTTGCCAAACCAATATTTAAACGCCCTGTAGATATTTCTGGTTTAGATCTTAGCTCAGTTAAATGGGCTAGAAATTACAACAACTGGATCAGCGAAACACAAAATGTATTAGCCGAACCAGAATTTAAAAATCTAGCAGAAGCTGTCTATGACGGCCTTTGTGAATATTTTTACGGTGTAATGCAGGCCAAAGATACTGTAGAAATTTATTTCACAGAAAGTTGGTTTAATAAAACTGAAAAAGGTCAAATGCATCACAGGCATTGGCATCCAAATTCTATCATATCTGGAATCGTTTATCTGGCATCAGAAGGGACATCCGGAGGCACTAAGTTTATTACTAGCCAATATGATACCATAGAATACGGTATACAAAATGCTAATATCTACAATTCAAGAAGTTGGACTGTAGATCCGGAAGTAGGGACAATGATTCTATTTCCTAGTAATGTGGAACATATGGTGCAAGAATATCTAGGAGACACACCTAGAATAACTCTTTCATTTAACAGTTTTGTTAGAGGAAATGTAAATACAGATCCATTAACAAGATTAAGTCTTTAATGCCCCTATAGTTAAATGGTTATAACAGTTGCCTTGTAAGCATCAATTCCTAGTTCGATTCCAGGTGGGGGCACCAAATAAATGTAGGTAGAGCTAAATAAATATAGTATGAGGCACTACCTATGAAAACTTATAAATGTTTAAACTGTGGTAAAGAACACAAATGGCGAGGTGTAAACTTTGCCAACAAATATTGTGATAATCAATGTCAAAAAGATTTTGAATATAAACAATATATCACAGAGTGGAAAGCAGGTGATCAAAGCGGTGTAAACCGTTACAGCACCAGTAAACATCTTTATAGATATATTTTAGAAAAACAATCTGGAAAATGTGCTATTTGTAACATTGATAGCTGGAACGGATTCAGTTTAATTTTAGAGTTAGATCATAAGGATGGAGATCACACAAACAACAAAGAAAAAAATCTTCGTTGTTTATGTCCAAACTGTCATAGCCAAACTCCAACGTATAAAGCCAAAAATACAGGAAAAGGTAGACAGCATAGAAAAAAAGTTGTATAATAAGTTTTGTTCAGTAGCAATACTGAACCGGCGAGGTAGAAGGTAGATGAGGATAGACATCGTTGTGGCTCCATGCCGCAATGAACTAATTCTGGCAAACAGTCTTGAAAACTGTTCGTGCTTGAGTGACCCGATATCCAAATACCTGTCAATTGCTGATCGGAAATATTCAGGCCTCTGTAGCCTGTCTATTGCACATTGTCCAGACCAACGACATCGCACAATAGGTCTTGTCAATTGTCCGGTCTATTACTTGACCTTTTACCAGACCGTTTAAATTTAAAAGAGAGAAACACATGAACATCACACTTCGCAAGGCAAACGCAGTTCAAAACAGCATCAATGATGCAATCAAACATATCAAGTTCGAAACTACAATCGAACTCAACGAATTCCAGGACCCTAATTTGGTCCTAACTGATGCAAACAATAAACTGTTTGCCGCAGACGCTCGCAGACAAAAACTTCTGCTAGCATTGTATAACATCCGCGGCCTTGTCGGAACAGCGAATGCCGCCAGCGGAATTGATGTGAATCTTGCCAAAGCAGCATTCATTGACAAAAGAATCGCGCAGCTTGAGGAAATCGCAGGCCTTAAGCCTCACACCGACATTGGTGTGATTCAAGGTAAACTTGAAAAGATCAAGAATTTGAAAGACGAAGCACGTAGTCGTATCTATGGCTACGGTGACACTGTAAGCACCACAGTGGTTAGTCAAGAGCAGATCGATCAGGCCAAGGCAGAAATCCTTAATCTGAAAAAGCAAAAACAAAAGCTCAATGATGAAATTCTTGAGCTCAATATCAAGACAGAAATTCCTCTAACCGAGGATACAGTAAAACTTCTGCAAGAAGAAGCTTTGCTGTAATGGCTATCGCAGAGTATGGAAGAGGTCTATCCGTCCGGTCTCATAAGCCGGGAATCGCAGGTTCGAATCCTGCCTCTGCAACCAAGTTATTGATAGTAGTATGAGATCCGATCAACGACCGAAAGGCGATACCGAGCGGGTGGAACTGCAAAGTTGGTGCATCGTAGGTGCATTGTTGGCTGCAATATGATCAACGGCTTTTTACAGAGTAAAGGGATTGAGCGGTGACGGATTCCATGTTGGGCTGGACTATAGAAGCAGACGCTGTAATGTCTGGGCGGCCTGAGCAACGCCTCAAACCAAGACTTCATTATTACTATCAATATTCAGATAATTAGTTTTATGCGGGAGTAGCTCAGTTGGTAGAGCACTTGCCTTCCAAGCAAGATGTCGCGAGTTCGAACCTCGTCTCCCGCTCCAAATAATATGCTACCAGTTATAGAAGAAAACGATCTAGTTAGAAAATTTAATTTTAGTTCTGTAATTACACAGTCTGACAATGACACCGCCATAGGCATTATTAAATCAATCATTGCTGACGGTAATTATTTTACTAATAGTCCAAAATTTCAAACCAAAGAAAATATATTCGCTCGTCCTGAACCAGTATGGTTAAAATATAGGATGAGCTTTTTATTTTCTGCATTCATGTATTTGGGAAGAGAAGCCAAGGTATCAAACATGATGGCTTGGAGTTTCATGACAAATCTTGAGGGTGCCGAAGATCGTGAAAAACTGTGGCATCACCACTGGCATCCACAACATCCCGATTCCAAAATGCTAAGTGGAATATTCTATTTGCATATTCCTAATGATGTAAAAGATAGAGATTATTGCGGAACAGAGATAGCGCCAAATGGTGTTCAAGGAGATGGTAAATTTTATGTTCGACCAAATGACGGACATTGGATAATCTACCCTAGTGATACTTGGCACAGGCCAGGAATAGTTCAGAGCAATCAATATAGATTTATTCTAGCAGTGGACGTTGAATATCAATGAGAATAGGTTGGACAATATATACAGATCCTAAACACGCTGAACACAGTCAGTGGAAAGACCTTGTGTATGAAACACCAGAACCGATTTGGCCAATTATCAGAGATCAAAGGAAAGATTCCGATTATCTGATGTGTCCGGCAGTGTCGGACTATTTTTCAAATATGTTTGTAATTAAGTGTCCGTATGATGTTACTATCTCATATGATCGCACAGCAGACATGTATCAAACTGATAGGCTAGGACAAGATTGGTATAACCAAACATTCTTTCCTAGATTTCCTATCGTTAGAAATAATAAGATTGTAGGATCTTGTGTTACGATGCGCATCAACTATCTGTTCGTCGCAGATCAAGATGTAGAAATAGAATCGTTAGATGTTCCGATACTTCACACAGAGTTAACTCGTAACATAAGAATGATTCCGGGAACTATGAATATCCATAAATGGATAAGACCAGTAGATTTTACATTTGAAATAATTGATTTAGATCAACCTTTACATTTAAAAAGAGGTGATCCTTTATTTGCTGTTAAATTTAAAACAGAAGAAAAAATAAATCTAGAGCATATTGAATATTCTAAAGATTTAAAACACATCACTGAAGCATGTCTAGCTTCAAAAAATTTCGTTCCGCGAAAAAGTCTCAAATACAGATATAAGATGGCCGAGCGTTGGTTATTCGGTCGCCGTTGGTTATAATTCTGGCTATCGTATAATGGAGAATACAACTCTCTTCTAAAGAGTGAATGTGGGTTCGATTCCTGCTAGCCGGGCCAAATCGCTCCTGTAGTAAAATGGTATTACACTATCTTGGTAAGATAGAATTCCAAGTTCAATTCTTGGCTGGAGCACCACTTGACAATTGAACAGAATGAATATATAATAGCAGTATGTATAAAGTAGAATGGAAAGACACAGCGGGTAGAGGCTGTGAGGAAGAAGTAAAAGATCTATCGGAAGCAATGGCTTTCGCAAAGGAATTAGGAATACTGGTTACTATAAATGGTGGCGGTATAGAACTAGTTGGAGTTTTTGGTTCTGATGGGATTGAAAACGGACGACTGCCAAATGGAGACCCTTATACTTGGTATAAAAGAAGATATGTCAAAAAATGATTTAATCGAAGTCACTGGTGTTGTAGAAGAAGTTCTACCTGGTAGTATGTTTAGAGTAAAATTAGATGGAATGAATTCTATTATTACTTGTTACACTGGCGGAAAACTCAAACAACATAAAATTAAAATTATCCTAGGTGATAAGGTTAAAGTTGAGATGAGTGCATATGATCTAACCAAGGGTCGCGTAACATATCGTTTGTAAAGGAGTTCTTATGAACCCGTGGATTCAAAACGTATCGCTCAGCGATGTTAAAAAAGGTCATCACATCGATGCAGGCATTAACAGTATGCTGATTCAGATCGTTGACCCTGCTATGGAGTTTCCTACTCCTAGCTATCCGTTCAAGGAAGTGCATCAGTTTGAGTTTCTTGATTTGGAACAAAACGATCACAGCATCGATGAAGATTGGAAGATTCAAGACGCACAGGCAGAACAACTTGTAGCTCTACTGCAACGAGCATTTGAAAATCGTATGAATGTTGTGGTTCATTGTGTAGCGGGTGTTTGCCGATCAGGTGCTGTCTGCGAAGTTGGAGTGATGATGGGTTTTCGTGATACTGAAGCTTTTCGTAGCCCCAACCTCTTAGTCAAGCACAAAATGATGCGTGTATTGGGTTGGACCTATGATGAAAACGAGCCTCACACTATCAACGGTGTGACGCTTCCCTCGGGCATTGTAATTCCTGCCAAGACTATAGACTGGACCAACGACAACGAAAAAGTCTTTACACTGGCAGCAGAACGTCGTGAGCGTAGAGAACGTGAAGGAGATATCTAATGGGTGAAGATTACGATATGACTGTAGATATGCAAGAAGCATT